GGGCGATGCCTTTACCAACGCAATGGCGGTGTCCTGAGCGGCCTGATTCGTGCTCATCGGAGAACCTCTTCCTCAAAAATGGACTGGCACGGGACGCAACGGGTCATCCCGCCCAACGCTTGACGCGCTGCAGGGATCTCGTTGTCGCAGTCCTGGCAATGGGTCCGGCTCGGTCCGGACGGGCGCGGGCGGGCGAGCTGGGCCTCAATGGCCTTGTCGCGCTCGCGCTGCTCTTGCGCCTGGGCGCGATCGAACCAGTCCACCATCAGGTCAGGCCTTCGGTTTCAGCTGCGGCCAGGTACGGCACACCGTTGATCTTGATGAAGTCCGGACTGGTGACGTCGAACGGGATTTTGTGCTTGTTCTTTTCGCCGCCCTTGCCGTCAAGGCTCAGCAGGCTGGAGATCCGCACCTTGCAACCGAAAGCCTCGATACGCAGTTCCTCTTCGCCGGCCTTGGCAAAAAACACGATGTCGAACGGCTCCAGCTCGCGAAAGCTGCCGGAGGCCTTGGCCTGCTCGATCAGCAGGTTGAAGTTGGTGGTGTCCAGCTCCAGCTCGCCCGCGGCGGCTACGTCACCATCGACGTGCCCATTCGGCACGCCCTTGGTCTGGGCCACGGTGCTGTTGTCGGTGATGTCCAGGGTGCCGCTCTCGACGTGAACGAGCAGATCGCCCAGGTTCACATCGAAGTTCTTGCCGCCAATCTTTGCAGCCATGCGGGGTTACTCCGTTTCGGTAGTCGAAAGGTCGAGCGCGATGTTCGCGGTCAGGTCTTTCGGGCAGTTGAGGGGCTTGACCTTGATGAAGGCCTCCACGGCGGTTTTGCTCTTCCAGGTCAGAACGATGTCGCCGTCTTTGGGCTGCTCGATCTCGCCGGGGAACACCTGGCCAGCGAAGGTCGTGGACTTGGCCATCGCGCGCAGCGGGGCCATCAGGGCGCTGATATTCACCGCCATGCTGTTGGCCGAATTGTTCAGGCGGCGATCGGCCACGCGGCGGATCAGCAGCGGACGCACCAGGCGTGCAGCCTTGTCGGCAATGCGCAGATACTCGATCACTTGGAAGTCACTGGCCGGCGTGTCGAGCAGGTTGCCGTCGGCCCAGTAAACGCCCGGATAGTCGGTGTAGGTCTGGGTCACGGAGAACCGCGCTTTATCCAGCTCGGAGCGGATCGCGGACAGCAGCGGCACGTCTTCGACGTCGACCGGGACCGGTCCCAGGCCGAGCACGGGACCGGTGGCCACGCGCATCGGGCTGTCGGCCACACTGACGGCGGCATTGGCCAGGCGACCGGCCAATACGCCCAAGTCATTGCCGTGCAGCTGGGGCACGCAAATGACACGCGGGGCGGCCAGACCTTCGGTGATCGCTTTCTGTTCGACCAGGTACTCCGACCAGGTCTGTGTTACGGCGTCGATGCCGACCGACGAGGCAATGACGAAAGCACGTCGACCGTAGGTGTTCTGCAAGGCTTGCGCCTCGTCATGCATGGCCGACAGCTCGGCGGCAGTGGTGACCGGTTTGGTGATCACCACGGCTTCGACGGAGTAGCCCTGCTGTTGGGCTTTGGTCAGTGCGTCCTGCCAGTCGCCATCAGCGGCCAACGGCGCTGCTAGGCAGGCCCAGCGGTCGCCGCCATTTAGGCGTGCCGCCGTGATCTGGGTTTTCAGGTCGCTGGCTGGGATGCCCAGCATCACGTCCAGGTCGCTGTCGGTGTTGAGGGGGATCAGTTGCCCTTGGCTTTTCGCCCCTGGGCCGATGAACATGAAATAGCATTCGATCGCAGTCACGGCACCCTGGCCGAGGTTGAGATTGTTTACGCTGACTTTGCCGAGTGACATGCAGTGCCTCGTTAGCGGGGTGAATTTAGGATTTGCTGCAGCACCAGGTTCACCAGCGCGCTGGTTTCAGACTCGGTGCCTGGGCCGAGAAACTGGCGCTTGGGAAGCTTGATTTCCCAGCTTTGTGCACCAGAGGTTTCGGCTTGTTCGTCGTCCAGGATGCGGATCAGCAGACCCGCCTTGGCGTAGTTCACATGCTCTTTAATCCACGCCACGGACGGGCGTGTGAGCGTCTTTTTTCCAGCCTGACGGACCTTGAAACCGAGACGACGCAAGCGTTTTGCCTGCTTTTCGGTGGCGGCCAGACCCTCGGGCACCTTGTTCCACTGGCGCATCTGCGCGGCGGTGCGTCGTTCGGATACGCCGTTGTGTTGCTGCGATGCCACCCAACGGGTCAGCGCGTTACGCCAGCCCAGCTCGGCTTCGTCAGCGTTGACGCGGGTGACCTCGAGCAGCTTGCCCAAGCCGGCTTCCATCTTCTTTTTGCCCTTGGCCGAACCTTTGCGGGCCTCGAACGGGGAGCCGTCCAGGTTCTGCTGGTTGCGGATCCGTTGGCGGCTCAGGCTGCGCACACGCTTGCTGACGTTGTTGAGCAGCCGGCGGCGCAACTGCGGCGGCAGATTGAGCAGGGCGAGCTGTTCTTCAGCACCCAGTAGGCCGCGAATGTCCAGGTCGAATGTGCTACGCGCCATCGCCAGTCACCTCGCCTCTCTCGGCCACCCACAGCTCGAACGGCACGAACGCCCAGGTCTGACCGAAGGCCTCGATCTCGCCGTCCGGATCCTCGGTCAGGTATTGCGGTTCGCTGAACTGCAGCTTGATGTCGACGTCGGCCAGGTCGTTGTCGAGCATGGTGATGTCGAATACGGTCGCGGGCAGGCCGTCGCGGTCCTCGTCGTTGTTCTCCAGCCAGCTACCGACCAACGCCATCAGGCGGGCCGGGTTGTCGGCGAAGCGCTCGAGCACGATCGTGGCGCTGTAGTTCATGTCGCCCATGTGCATGCCCTTGGTGTCGGGCTTCCACACCAGCTCCAGGTTGACCTGGTCGGTCCAGCTGTCGAGCTGTTCGGGGGCCACCAACTGGCGTTCGATGAGGTAGGCCGTCAAAGCCTGCAGCTTGATCACAGCAGCACCGCCGTGATGCGCCCACGGCCCTGCAGCGAGCGGACGGCCTGCTGGCTGAATTCGAGGAAGGTCTCGCCACGTTCGGGCAGTTCTTTCCCCGTGTTTTCCGCGCTTTCACGACGGGTCACGGTGGCGAACTGAGTCAGCAAGCTGGCCTTGGCGCGGCAATACACGGCGCGCTTATACGTCGCTGTGTGAAATGTGCGCTCGGGCAGCACCATAGGGTCAGCAGATTCCACGGTGGTGACACCTGCGTTCTGCCATTGGCCTTTGCGCTTGGCCAGGTCGTGATTGACCTCGATCATCGCCGTGGTCAGATCAGTGGCCAGCATGTCTACCAGGTACTCCGCCGGCAGGCGGTAACCCTTCTGGAACTCGGACAAGGAGAGGTCCGGCCAAAAGCCGTCGTTCTCGATCGCCTGCTCCACAAAGGTGGTGGGTTTCCCGGAAAAGCTCATTGCTGGGCACTCGAATAGGGGCGGGAAAACTGTTTCAGTGGGTCAGGGCCATAAATGGTTGGCTCACATCCACAGTTTCTCGCCGGGGGGGGTAGTCGGGTTATTCGGCGGCTTTCTCAGCCAGTTCTTTTGCCAGGGCTTTGCGAGCACCTTCCAGGCGAGTGCCCACGCCGACAGCGGCGTGCAACTCAGTGGCGCGTTCGAAGTGGGCAATGGCGTTCGCCCAGTCCTTGGCGGCCATTGCTCGGATGCCAATCAACTTGTGGTACTTGGCCGGGATTTGCTCGGTGAGCTCCCATTCGCCATCGACACGCGGCAGCAGATCGGACAGGTACGGCTCAGGGCTGCGACCGGCCTTTTGCTCAGCCTCGGCCCACTCGATCACCGCATCCGCGACAAAGGTCGGCACGTCGCGCTTGAAGCGCTCGGGCATCGGCTGATCCTGTTCCATGGCGAAGTTCGCCAAGTCCAGACCCGCTTCGAATTGCACCGTATCGAACAGCCAGACCAAGACCTGCATCACTACCGAGTTCGGGAAACTCAATCCGGAATCGCGGTAGCGCTGCACGTAGTCCAGGTACTTGGGCAGCAGCTCGTCACGCTTGAGCTGCTGACGTAGTTCGCGGCTGTTGATCGCGCTGATTCGCTCCAGGTCCTGCGCCAATGCGTCTTCCATCAACTTCAGGTGTTTCTTGGCGTTGGCTGGGCTGGACAGCGCGGTGGCGGATGAATACACCACCGCTTCGGCACCGGAGCGTGCAGCGGATGCTGGGCCTTCGGCTTGAACGCGGCGCTTGTGCGCCAGTGCCAGGCTCATCAGACGAGCTCCACGTTTTCAGCCGCCGCGAACTTCTCCAGCTGCTCGATCACGTAGCCTTCGTTGCGGCCGTTGTAATCCTCGACGCGAGACCGTTTAGGGTTCTCGATCAAGTGACGACGCCAGCTGCTGTCCTGGAAGTAGATCGACAGGTTGTCCCAGCTGGTGACGACCACCGCGTTGACCGGGAAGTGAGGCACGGTGAAGGTCGGCAGACCGCCGTAGGTCGCAATGACCTGGGCACTTTCAATGCGCTCTTTCTCGGTAGGTTTGCCGGCCTGGTTGGAGTACAGCTTGGCCTTATCAGCGGCCAGCAGATCGCTGCCCACGATGGCAATCAGGTCGCCACCGTCACGGAAAACGGAGCTGACCATTTGCTTTACGTCGTGCACCAGGGCGTCGAGGTTTTCGTAGTCGCCGCCAACGCCGAGGGTAATCTTCCCAGCTGTTGCGCCTTCCTCGAGCACCTGCTCAGGGATCTGCTCGCGGGCGATTTGCAGCCAGCCTTTGTTGACGTCCTGCAGCATCGGGCTGGTGGTCAGATTGGTCTGGATGGCAGCGGACACGCCGTGCCAGCCAATCATGATGCGGTCCAGCGCGATTTGCTTCTGCACCGCCGCCGAGTAGCGATCGGCAAAGTCTGGGAACTTGGCCCAGCTGTCGATCTTGGCGAACGGCAGCCCCACGTCCGACTCGGTGTGAAACAGCTCATAAGGCAGGCCGGT